GACTCCTCCACCTGGACTCGAACCAGGGACAGGGTGATTAACAGTCACCTGCTCTACCAACTGAGCTATAGAGGATTATTTGTTGTCAAGCATATACTCAACAGTGTTTGCTACATCATTCATAGCATCACGTAACTCTGGTTGTTGTCCAGAGTGACATTCTGTTTTAGTGACACCGTTCTTAAACTCTTCGCAGAGTGTCCAACGCCACTGTTTCATACTCTTTGAGTACCAAAGATTGATTTTCATTGTGTCCCTATAAGGGGAAGCGAGATACCGGATTTGAACCGGTGACGTTCTGCTTGGAAGGCAGACATTCTACCGCTGAATTAATCTCGCAATAGAAGCAGTATAAACTACTTCCTTTTGTTTGTCAACTATCAAAGACAAACTCTTTCCATTCATCAACTCCTGTATTCTCTAAGTCCATCAGAACCTTAGAGACAGGTGCCATTGGTTTTCTTGCCAACTTCATATTGGTCTGCTCTAGGAGTTTATCTCCTTTCTTGACATTACAAGGTGAACATGCAACAACTAGATTCTCCCAGGTATCCTGTCCTCCTTTTGATTTAGGAAGTACATGATCAATTGTAAGACTCTTGGTAGAACCACAATATTGACACTTATTCTTATCTCTCTTGTAGATCAGATTCCGTGTCGGGTGTAGATTTGACATGCGACGGAATGGAATAATAACATAGTTCACCAGTCGAATTACTCTGCTAGAGATAACTCTTGCTTTTTCTTTAAACAGAAGTATAACTGCCCTCTTCCAATTAGTAAAGTGAAGAGGTTCATAGGAACTATTTAAAACCAGAACAGTCGCGTAAGGCTGAATAGTTTCCATAGTACATTAGGTAAAGGCGGGTTAGACAGGACTCGAACCTGTGACCGACTGCTTAGAAGGCAGTTGCTCTATCCATCTGAGCTACTAACCCTTGACCGACCTATGTATTATACTAGGTCTGTCCTGTGGTGTCAAGGGCAGTATGAATAGAAGACTGACAAAGGATCCAAAGATAATCCCAATCAGAATACTGCTTATCAGTTCTTGACGATTAGACTGTACCATGTTTCACTCATTCCATTAATAATACTTTCAGCACCCTCACGATCGTCTGTATACCCTTCAGAGATGAGGTGCTCTACTACCTGCTCGTAGTACTTATTGTGCTCTTGGAGTTCCTTAGGTGTAGGTTTCATCTTTACGAATTCTTTTCTTTATTTAGTTGGATAAATAACTAAAAAGTATCTTGATAAAATGGCTGATAGAATCCCACTCATTGTAAATCCAAGTGCAAATCAAATCCAAGAAGTCCCTAATGGTGATGTTGTTACCTTAATAAACAATATTGCCTCTAGTAATAAGACTACTGGTGCATTAGTTGTAACTGGTGGCGTAGGAATTGGTGGTGCCTTAAATGTGGGTGGAGATATCACTGCATTCTCATCCTCTGATGTAACTCTTAAAGAGAACATTACTCCAATATCAAATGCGGTTGATAAAGTTCGTTCCATTAGTGGTAATACTTTTACATGGAATGAAAAGTCAGTTTACAACGGGGAAGAAGGAACTGGCATAATCGCACAAGAAATAGAAGCACTCCAATTACCTGGTGTAACTGAAACAAGAGAAGACGGAACAAAAGCAGTAAGGTATGACAGATTAGTACCACTTCTCATTGAAGCAATCAAAGAATTAGACGGAAAGATTAAATCTCTGGAGGGATAAATGGCAGTTAAAGCATCTGGATCTCCATTATCATTTTCTGAAATAGAAACAGAGTTTGGTCAGAACAGTGATCGAGACTTAGGAGAATATAGAGTTAGTCAAACTGTAGGTGGATTATCTAATCAACCACTAGATACCAGTATACCACAAAGTGGTGAGATAAAATTTAGTGATTTTTACGGCAAAAGATTAAATGTAATCATTGATTATCATTCTGGATCAACAGAAAATCGTCCAAGTGACGCAAGAGCAAAATATCAGGCGGGATCAACCAGCGGAAATAGAACTATAATTGGTGGATTTAAAGATAGAATCTCAGGTGATTCATCTGGAAGTAAAGTAAGAATACACGTCAATAAAACAATTGGTTCTGCTAAAGGTAGTGCAAATAATTGTGCTGTAAGAACAGGATCATTTGAAACTGGAACAGTTGTAACTGTAGAGATTGGTTCTTCTGGAAAATTATATGGTGCTGGAGGAGATGGTGGACACGGTGGAACTGGTGAAGGAAGTGGATCTGGTTCTGGCAATAGAAATGGAGCTAGTGGTGGAACTGGAAGTAGTGCGTTAGGCGTAGAATTTAACGGAACAACAGTTATTAACAATGGAACAATCGCTGCAGGATTCGGTGGAGGTGGTGGTGGAGGTTTTAGAAAAGTAGAAAGAGAAGAATTTGGTCCAGGTCCAGTGCGTACAGCCAATGGCGGTGGTGGTGGCGGTGGTCAAGGACTGCCTGCAGGAAGTGGTGCAGGTGGTAACGCATCAGGTGGTAATGGAAGTCTGACTTCTGGTGGTAATGGTGGAAGTGGAGAAGAAGAGGAAGAAGCACACGGCGGCGGTGGCGGCGGTGGAGGTTCTAATGGATCCGGTGGTGAAGGTGGTAATAGTAATGATGGTGGCAATGGAACTTCATCTGGTGGAGGAAACGGTGCAGATGGCGTTCATACAGGAAGTATAGAAAGTGAAAATAATGTGACAGGAGAAGGTGGGTCCGGTGGTGGAAATGGTGCAGCGATCCGTAGAACAAGTGGTATCACTGTGAATATAACCAACAACGCAACAATCACTGGAGCAACTAATGCAACTGGAGTTTCTTAATTAATTGCTGCCTGTTCTAATTGAAAACCATTAGCGCAACAGAAGAAACTCGAAATACAATATCTACCCCAACCATCATAGTAATCTGAATTTTTAATGCTTACTTTTTTTACACCATGTTTTACCCAACCTGGTAAAATTATCATTGAGTTATTTTTACATGGAACTTCGTAATCATAGTCAGGAAAATATAACTCTCCTCCTTCAAACTTCTTAGGTTCTTTGTAAAAGTATGAGAATGCTAAGAACTGAAAGGTTTTATCTATGTGTGCGTCATAGTATTCTTCATCATGATAATACCTTATCTTTGTAACATCATAACTTGCCATCGGTGCAATTGAACAGCAATCATGTATCTTAGCAAAAGGTTCTAATATTTCTGGTAAAAATAATTTTCTATTTACAGTTAAAATATTAGATAGATTTCTGTAATTAACACCATTAACCTTATCAATTACATAAACTGCATCTAAAGCAATTGCATGAGAATTTGTTTTATCTACTACTCCACCAAAATCTTTTGGTTCTAGAAGTTTTCCTGGTTTAGTATAATATTTAAGTTCTTCCCAAACTAATTCTAATTCCTCTTCATTATAGAAATTTTCTATGATTAGGTGCGGAAAAGGATCAGAATATGCATTACCGTTAAGTGTTTCCATTTTCTACTTTAGAACAAAGATCAATAAAATATTCAGCATCGATGATTGCTAATGGTTTCTTACCATTCTTTTTCATGATGACTATCGGTTCATAGTTACTGGCATTTGCCTTTGCTTGATCATAAGCATCCCATACGTTGAGTTTCTCTACATTCTTACACTCAACACTATATGGAAACTTTTCTCTAGCAGACCTTGCCATTTGTACATCCTCACCGCCTGCTCCCATAGAGCAGGACTTAATGTCTTCTGGATGTATATCAAAGGTCTCTATAAGTTGTTGTACTACCCATTGTTGTAGTCTTCGCCCCTTTGCTTTCGCACTCTGCGTCTTCATTAAGTATTCATATAAGCTTATATACTAGTTATCTATGAACCCTGACAGAGTTATTCTACACAAAAAAACGGGGTCTGTCAAGACCCCGTGTATCAATCTTCTGCTTTGTACGCTTCGTAACCATCATAATCTCCGAAGAGATAATCATCTGCTTTAGCTGCCTCCGTGTACGCTCTCAGAGAGTCCTGGATAGGAGTTAGAGGGTCTAGTTCCTCCATCTCCTTCCAGATCTTCTCAAACTCCTCAGAGTTTAAATCCTGCGAATGAGTCTTTTTTGACATCCTGTTTGATTCCCCCGACGATGTACGATTCGACCTCAGTCTCCTGAGGTGCTACTTGTAATCCCTTAGAAGAGATCCAGTGCTCCGTCCATGGCAGTGGGTTGTTCTTCGCTGGAATGTCATAGATTGGTTTGAGTCCAATCCCTTTCATTCTACGATTTGCAATCCACTCAACATACTGATGCAGCAGTTTGTCATTCAGACCAATCATAGATCCATCTTTGAACAGATACTCTGCCCATGCTTTTTCTTCATCAACGGTCTTACGGAACATCTCATAAGTGTTCTCTTCTTCTTCCTTGGCGATCTCTGCCATTTCTGGATCGTCGCCTGCTTTCCACTTAGTAATAATATTCTGTGTTAATGCCAGATGCTGGTTCTCATCACGAGCAATGAGTGA